ACTGCAGGTCAGCACTTGCTGGTTCTATCTTCCATTCTTCAGCCATTTTCTATCACCGCCTTATCTTCATCAGTAATCATATCATTTTCCCACATCTGTTTCTCTTGAAGATGTAAGGTAAATAAATGTTTGGCCACATTCAAGATGGCAGGACCTTCTTGTCGCATAGCCTTCCAGCAAATCTCGTAGTTCATCATTCCATTTGAGTCTTTCATCAAGTTATCAGCCTCAACTAATCTCTCTTGAAAACTCTCGATGGCCTTGGCACAAACTTCATCAGTATACATTTCAAAGTCAGCCATTATTCAACGCCTCAATAGCATCTTCACAGACACCAGGCCATTTCACTTTCAACCAAGCTACATAGGCATCATAGTCACCTTCTATATAAGAACCTTGATAGTTCATATCTGGACCATCTGCTCGTTGTTTATAGCCTCGTTCTATTGTAACTTCAAAATCATAGTCATCATTCCATAAAGTGATTTCTTCTAAGTCATCACCCTCATCGGCATTGCCATCCATTTCATTATGCTGAAAACTGTATTCAAAGTCAATGTAATCATCGATTATTTCCATCACCGCATCATGCAGTTCTTCTAATTCAGGACCATTCGGTCGTTCTAAATCATTACTCATCTTCACTCTCCTTAATCATATTTGAAATTTTAAATGTTGATTGTGTAGTTAGTGTTAATCTACAGTCATCCCATGTTTCTCCCCAGGCAGGTCCTGGACCATGAGTCATATTTCCACCATATATTATTAAACGATTATATTTATTTTCTATCTTTCTCAAAACTTCATCTATAACAACCCAAGTTCCACTTTCTTGTGGATCTGGAGGATCTGGATTTAAATATACTACTCCTGCAAATTGTAGTTCGTCATCTTCTACAAAAGGATTATCTCTATGCATTACCTGAGGAGAATCTTTTTTTAATTTACTAAAATTGTAATTAAAAATTCCTTCTCGGTATTCAACTCCAAATTCTTTATATATTGGGCCTAATTTATGCATAATATATCCAAAAAGGCAAGTGTTTATATCATATAAAGGTAAAGAGCGAATTCCAGGAAAATGTCCTATATCTTCAGGATGATCTTCTTTATTCCAATATTCAACACTCTCAGACCACTTAACAATATCATCTGGATCATCTAAAAAATCATCCTTTACTGTTAGGATTAAACTATCTTCGAGCATCTTGAACTCTAGAAACACCTGGTTTCATAAAGTTTTCATCCCAACCAAATGCTTCTCTAACAGTATTTGCATTAAGGCCTTTATATATTTTGCTCAACTTTTTATCCTTCGCTGCGATAACAAGTTTAGCTTCTTGTTCTGGCAACCCTTCTAATAACTGAATAAATAACTGTTCTCTTTTCATTGTATTCAAATTAGGATTACCATCGTGTACTTTTCCATCATGCTTTAAAGAAACATAATTTTTTAAAGTTCTAGCCTCATGCTCTAATCGAGTATGTTCTGTACCATCCGGTGCATCATTAGCAATAAACGGGACATCACCTTCAGGTAATAGCCAAGAAATATTTGGATCAAAAGCTGCTCTTAAAAGTTTCCTAAGGCCTTCCGAGTCATAGTCTCGTAAAACCTTAATCTTTTTTGGTTTATCTTTTGCATTATTTACTTTTGTAAATATTTCATGCACTAAAGGTCTATAAGTTTCGTCTACCATATTAAAATTCTCCTATATTTTCCACTAAGGTATTTAGGCGGTTTTTCATAAAGTAATTAAATAAATTATCTCGCCCTGTAACTTTTACATTTTCATATTCTTTTAAAATTTCTCCCATAATATCTTGAGGTATTTTACTCAAGTCAATAAGAGTTTCATTTCTTTGCCAATTACGAATCCAAGTATCTCTCGGGCACTTCGCTAATTGAAAAAGTTTTTCTGGTTCCCATTTATTCATAGCCTCTGTCAATTCAGACAACATTACCTTTCTCATTGGCTTCTGTCTTTTTGCGGTTATAAATGTATCATCAGGAGAAAATATATTGGGAATACCATCACTACGATCACCCTTTAAAATATGCTCCCTCAAATAATTTTTTGGATCTTTACCATTAATCATTTTTTTAGTAACTGGACTATATTGGTCTACAGAAAATTTATGTAACTGTATAAAATCTTTATCGGAAGAAACAATTAAACATTTTCCTCCTAAATTTCCTCTCTTTACTAAAGTACCAATAATATCATCAGCTTCAGCTCCATGAACATCTATAACCTTATAAGGAAAATTTTCTTTTAATTCATCTCGAATTTTATTTAAAAGTGTAAAGATTATATTCCAATCGTGGCCAGAAGCTTCACGGTCCTTCTTGCGATTAATTTTATAATTTGGAAAATAATCGCGGCGCCAATAATGTTTATTATCACAACAAATTATTAGCTCTCCATATTCTTCTTTAAATCTTGTACGATAATATCGTAAACTATTTAAAACTATATGTCGAACTAAAGTTTCATCTAAAGTAGCTCCTCTATTTAAAGAAACCATTAATGAACCTAAAGCTATTTGTGTAAAATCAATTAATATCATGTTGTTCAGATTTAAGATTAAAAGATATAGATATTCTCAAATCATCTCCCATATTTTTTGTTACAAAATGATTTAAAGTAGAAGGAAATAAAAAGAAATTTCCTACAATAGGTTCTACCCAAAATCTTTTAGTTTGATATTGGTTTATATTATATTCAAAAACTAATTTACCAGAATTTTCTGGAACTTGTACATAATATACACCTGAAATATCTGGATCTTTAGACATACAATCTATATTTACATGATGATGTATGTTTGTAGATTCATATTTTTTATGAATATGTGCCCAATGTTCTGAAAGATGTAATGTTGTTTTATACACTTTAAAATATTGGTATTGAATATTCTCTAAAATTTTATCCCATTCATCACAACTAGGGATTTTAAAATCTTCATATCTACTGCCTGTTGAATCTTCATCATACCGTACACCTTCAGTAAAACAAAAATTTGCTAATTTAACATTATCAATATCTTTTACACTTCCTTCTATATAAGATATGTCGGTTAATATATATTTGTCCAATTGAACTTCTGCGGACATTACTAGTGACATATTTCACTCTTATAGTTTATTAGTTTTTTATTAATTAAGAATTCCATTAAATCATAATACCCACCAATTCGTTTACCATCAACTATCACTTGAGGCAATTTACGAACCTTCTCACCTATCTCTTGAGAAATATAATCCATATTCTCTCTGCTGTAAGTATTAAAAGCAAATTTTAAATTACAACTTTTCAATAACTCAAGAATTTTTACAGAATTTGGATCATAAGTATCATACAAATATACTTTAATATCCATTATATTATCTAGGAGAAAATCTTTTTAACCGCTGATCCTCCTGCCGTTTTTGTTCTTTTTTAGCAGCTATTTCTTTAGCTCTTTTTCGAGATGCACTAGACTTTTCATAATATTCTCGCTTCCTAACTTCTGTTATAATATCTGCTTTTTCATGTAATTTTTTAAATCTACGAAACATAGATTCAAAAGACTCACCTCGATGTTTCTTTTTCACCGTTGTCATAATTTTTTCAACCGTTTTTGTACTTTAGTAATATTAAACCAACCAAAATTAACATATTCTGTAAAAGCTGCACAATAAGTTTTTTGAGTTTTACATGAATGTTGTCTAGAGCAAGAATCACAGGGACAATTATATACCACATTAATTTCCTTTCCTCTAAAATTTCGCTTAACTATATTCATAATATATATTATATGGTATCACTTATTCTTCAATTTGTCAAGCAGTATTAAACAATTTAGCTTCAGCACTTCTCCGACGAACTAAACCATTCAATACTTCACCACCAGCCTTATTCCATCTTTGCATTTCATCAGGTACAGCATCATAGTCACCTTGATTCAGTTTCCTGAGCATTGTACTTTTCAACAGATTACCTGGACCTAAATTAAAAGTCCATGCAACCAATGCATCAAACTGATTTTGTGTTAAAGGCACCTCAACTATTGCTTCAACATAATCTTCAAATTCTTTCAAATCTTGCTTCAATAAAGCTTCAGCTGTTTTCTTTATAATCAATCTTTCTTCCCAAACATCTTTTGTATGACCATATCCAATAGTCCATATACCTACAGAATCTTGATAAGCCACTAATCTGCAACCTTCAAATTCCTTAATTAAATCTATTCCATTTTGACTTGTTTCCATCTCATTATCTCCTTCATAATCTTTTGGCATTACCTCTGATGGAGGCATATCATACCATATCCATTGTCCTTGATTTTCTTCATCAGTGCCGGGCTGTAAAACTAATCTACCATATTTTATAACACCTTTTCCTGCACCGTCCTTTGCTGATTTTAATTCCTTTTCTAATTCTTCATTCCAAGGCAACTTATGTAATCTAGGCTCTCCTTTACGGCCTATTAATAGCAAATATATTAACTCTTTATCCTTATCTGTTGCATGATGTAGATATCGTACAACTTCAGGAGGGTCTTGTGTGGTACCATATCCCAATATTGAATTGTAAGTAAAATATGTTGACATTGTAACAACTATTAATGCCGGGATAAAAATTGCTTTAAATAAATAATTTTTAGGATAACTTACCATCACCCATAAAGCTGTG